TATGAGTGGTAACTCTAACCAAGCAACTCCAACTGAATTTGCGGTTGTTGGTTACTTAACTCGTGGAAACATGGGTACTGATCAGATTGTTCCTCCTAAGGGAACTACTGCTCAGAGACCAGCAATTCCAATTCTTGGTGGTCTTCGTTACAACACAACAATTGCTGCCTTTGAATCTTATAACGGTTCTGCTTGGGTTCCACTAGGAGGTCTACAGAACATAGATGTCACATCTACTTACACTGCTGCTGCATTCCAGACATGCTGGTGTAAGACAAATGGTGGTGGATTCACAGTTACTCTACCTGCTGCACCTAACAAGGGTGATACAATTAGGTTCTTCGACGTTGATAAGACATTCGATACTAACAACCTAACGATTGGTAGAAATGGCAAACCAATTATGGGTGATGCCGCTGACATGACAGTTAACACTGAGGGTGCTGCATTTGATCTCGTATTCTACGACAACTCCTCAGGTTGGAGAGTCTTCACAGTCTAATAGACAAGACTTTAGGGGAACATGAGTTCCCCTTACTTTATATGATGTTCTAATAAATAATAAGGACTGATCTAACAAATGGCTACTTACGGAAGTTACAAAAAAGTTGTACAAGGGCAGATTATTGATTCCACAATCCCCAACTCTGCTCTAGCCGCTGGTGCAGGCCTGGCATATAATGTATTCCATGTATTTGGACAACAATGCCACTGCACTAGTGGATGTTGCTGTTTGTGGACAGTACCAGTTGGGGTTAAGAGAGTAACCTTTGAACTTTGGGGTGCTGGTGGAAATGGACACGGTGCTTGTTCTTGTAACAGGTGTCACCATTACCGTGGTGCTGGTGGAGGATTTTATAATAGTAAAACTATATCTACTACTGGTGGATGTACTTATACTATCTGTGCTGCAGGTGTTTATCGTTGTCTAAGTAGAGAATGTTCTGCTTGTACTGGATGTTCTTCATACGTAAATGGTTACAACTTAAGTAACTTCTGTGCTGTAGGTGGAGCTCAAGGTCAATCAAATACTTCTTGGGATACTGCTTGTAACTCTGATTGGGAGTGCTGCATAAGTCCTACTGCAAATAACGGTGACTTTGGAATGGGTAACCACCGAGGACACTGGGGTGGATCAGTATTTTGTCATTGTAACTGGGTTACAACATGTACTACAAGTGCTCCATTCTTAGCAGGTGGATCAGGTATATCTCAGTCACAGGTTAACTGTTGGATGAGATGTGGAGACTTCTACGCTCCATATGGAGTTGGGGGTCAGGGTGCTATGACTACATATTGCGAACGTTGCTGCGGTCAAGGCGGTACGGGTGGCAGTGGAGTTGTTAAGATTACATACACATAAGGACTAGAAAACACAATGGCAAGTTATTCAAGTTATAAAAAATTAACAGGCGATGAACTAGCAGATGGTTCAGTAGATGCTGCTGACTTAACAGTTGCTCTTAACGCTGTGTATGGTGTTAAGTGGTTCTACGGTACTCCTGGTGCTTGTACACCAGGTTGCTGTTGTTTATGGACTGTACCGACTGGTGTAAAGAAAATCCACATTCAAATGTGGGGGTCAGGAGGTAACGGTTCAGGTTCTTGTTCCTGTAACAGATGTCATCACTACATGGGTAGTGGTGGTGGATACTACAATACAAAAACTATTGATACTCAAGAGGGATGTACATATACTGTATGTGCTGGTGGTGTTTATCGTTGTTATTCTAGAGACTGTACTGGTTGTGAAGGATGTTCATCATACGTAAATGGTTACAACTTAAGTAACTTCTGTGCCATTGGTGGTCAGAGAGGTAGATCACAAACATCATGGAATACATTATGTGTTTCTCGTTGGTGCTGCTGCTTGAACCCAGGCAACAACGGTGGTGAGTTTATGCAAGGTACTCACACTGGTGGTTGGGACGGTGCTGAATTTGTTTATGATAGAGGATTCTGTCATTGTTATAACAGAGCACATTATTCTCAAGGTGCTGCATTGATTGGTACTGTATCACAGCAATCTATTAGAGAGTGCTGGGTACGTTGTGGTTGCTGGACTGTACCTTATGGTAATGGTGGGCAAAACGCTATGACTACATACTGTGAACGCTGTTGCGGTCAAGGTGGTACTGGTGGCGGTGGACTTGTTAAAATTACATACTTCTAAAGGACTAAAAAATGGCAGTTTATTCAAGCTATAAAAAGATTGATGGATCTAGTTTACCAACTGGTAGTGTTACTGCTGGTAAATTAAATGCCACTGGATTGGATACATGGAATGTTAAATGGGTCTATGGTGATCCTAACCCATGTACTTCAGGTTGTTGCTGCCTATGGACAGTTCCAACAGGAGTAGCAAGAGCAACGTTTGAACTCTGGGGTGCTGGAGGAAACGGACATGGATCATGCTCTTGTAATAGATGTCAAATATATGCTGGTGCTCAAGGTGGGTACTATGCTACAAGAACTATTAATGTAACAGCAGGTAATACGTATACTGTATGTGCTGGTGGTGTATATCGTTGTTACTCAAGAGAGTGTCAAGGGTGTTGTGGATGTATGTCATATGTTAATGGTACAGGATTAAATAACTTCTGTGCTATTGGTGGTAGAGGTGCTTGTGCTGAAGGTAACTGGTCACTAGCATGCTTCTCTAACAATGCTTGCTGCCGAGGTCCTAATGACAACGGAGCAGAATTTGGAATGGGTAACATGCCTGGTGGATTCTGGAACCCAAGAGGTGTATTCTGTCACTGCCACGGTAGATTTAATATTCCTACTGCTGCACCATTTATTGGTACTAACGTCTTTACTAACCAAAACTTCTGTTGGGTTCGTTGTGGATGCTGGACTGTACCATATGGACATGGTGGACAAAGTGCTATGACCAGCTATTGCGAACGCTGTTGTGGTCAAGGTGGTACTGGTGGTCCAGGACTTGTTAAAATTACATACGTTTGATATAATAATAAAACGTTTGAACTTTAGGGTGCGGTCAAACGCATCCTTTTTAATGTTTTATATTATAAATAATACCGATGGTGTTATCCAGAACAAAATAACCGAAAGGAATTATGGCTACTAACATAAGCGTCGAATACGACCTCCCTCTACCAAATGATTACATGGTAGACCATGCTTTTACCGATGGTAAAACACGTAAGTCCACATATGATGGACCTGATAAGATCTGGTTACAGATTGGTGCAGATGGAACAGAAAAAGCTGGACCTCTAAATGAAGATGACATATTAGATGGTCGTCCAATGCCAGCAGACGTAGCACAGTGGTTTGAAGTTGACTGTGCAACAAACCCTCTCATATGCCAGTTAAGAGGTATGCCTATAGATGAGAAGGAAGAAGATTATACTGATAGTGCAATTGCTTCAATTACTCCTGCAGTATCTGGATATCCCCAGTGTACATATGGAACACCATTGATGCCTAATGACATCTATGATAAGGATAGTGTTAAAGTTGTAGGTGGTAGTATTACTATTCAACCATTCACTGCTATCGGTAAGTTACTTGATAGAGAAACTGATCTTACTTGGGATGATATTAGGAAGCATAGACAAGGTGCTCTTCAAGCATGTGATGGTAAGGTTACAGAAGATATGCCAACTGATCTTAAAGAGAAGTGGAAAACATATCGCCAGAAGTTAAGAGACTTCCCTGCAACAATGGCAGCAGCAGGTGTTACACCTAATGGTTCATACTACATGATGCCATTATCACCTGATGATGAAGTACTTCCAACAGATGGTGGACTATCTATTAGTTAATTGCTTTTACTTTAATTATGGATGAAAGATTTAAGATTTATAAGTTTGATTACATAAAAGAAAACCAAGCAGAGATTATAAGGGTGGCATCTGATTGTCACCGTTCTCTGGTAGAAGACGGATTCGGGGACACAACCTGGAGTTATTATTTGTATAATATCTTCAGTGTCACCAGTCCGTCTATTCATTTCTGGAATATTTTTAAACATCTACGTGGTATTATTAGAGAGAATGTAGATGATGAGAGGTGCTGGTTCCAAGCATGGTTAAATTATCATGACCATGATTCGGTTTTAGATTGGCATAATCATTCTGCAGCATGGCATGGTTACATTGCATTGGAACCACAGGATACCACAACACAATTTGGTGACTGGGAAGTTAAGAATGAGACTGGTAATATATATTTCGGTAGAGGGAACATTCGTCATAGAGTGGTGAATGATTCCTACTATACAGGTAAGAGACTTACTATTGGGTATGATGTAATACCTGAGAGTATGTTTAATAATATTAATGCACGGGCAACCAAACAATATGGTGCTATGCCCTTGCTATAGTTGACAAAATACCCTATAATAAGGGGATAAATAAAGAAGAGATTATTATTCTTTGGAGTATATGCAATGAGATCGAAGGCGTTTTTTGTTAATGGTGGAGCAGGTAGAGTACTGTCGTCCATACCTGCGTTTGAAAAGTATGCAGAAACACACGATGATTTTGTCATTGTATGTGAGGGAGGGACTGACTTCTTTAAAGGTCATCCAACATTAGATGGTAAGGTATATGATAATTGGCATAAGAATTTATTTCAAACACAATTAAAGGATCGTGATATAGTATCTACAGAACCATATAGGATCTGGGAATATTATAATCAGAAGTGTAGTCTTGCACAGGCATATGATATTCAAATCAATGAGTTAGATGAACCAAGAGAACTTCCAGTTCCTAGAGTTGAACTGGCAAAGATGGAAGCAATACAAGGATTCAATGCAGTAGAAGAAGTAAAGAAAGGAACTGGTAAGGATAAAGTATTAGTAGTTCAACCTTTTGGTAGATCAGTTGAGCAGGTTGGTGATGATTTTATTGCTGATATTACATCACGTAGTTTTCCTTTGAATGCTATTGTTGAAATTATTAATGAACTTAAGAAGGATTATGGTGTCATTGTAATGAGTGAGATTCATTTCCCACTTGAGGAGAATGAAGAGAAGGCAAAGATAAAGGTTGCAAGACCACAGATTCAGGACATGAGATTATGGGGTGGTATTATTAATGCATCAGATCACTTCTTAGGATGTGATAGTATGGGTCAGCATCTTGCTAGGGCATTTGGTAAGACTGCTACAGTTGTAACTGGATCAACATACCCAATTAATATATCTTATCCTGACTGTAAGGACTTTGATATTATTGATGTAGGAGAGGGTAGGAGACAGTACTCACCTATTAGACTTACTACTGATGAGAGAGTTGATCGTTATAACGATCAATCAATGGAACTTGATAAAGATCAGATAAGATCTATACTTACTTCTGTTCGTAAGAGAATGGGTAAGTCTACTGCTTACACAAATTATAATAAGACAGCAGCAACACAACAGAAGGATTGCTGTTCTCCAAACATGGGTATGGGTGGTGGAACTACTAGTGATACTACTGGTGTTCCCAAAGGAACTATCAAACCACAGTTAAAACCATCATCTACTAAAGGTTTTATGGCAGATATAAAGAACTCATCTCAGAAAAAAGTAGAAGGTCAAGTAAAGGATATCTTAAAGAATCTTAAGTGAGGATTATATAATGACTCAATGGATTGCAGCTCTTGCTAGAGGGCATAACTCTGGTGTATGTTTACTTAAAGATGGTGAAATAGTATTCTCTACTGAGGAAGAGAGATTTACTAGGAATAAGTATGATGGAGGACCATTGTCATCAATGGTTAAAATTTTAGATTATACTGACCATGTTGATTACCTTGTGATTGCTCACACTCAACCTCTAAGTGATGCTGGTAAGATAGATTTCTCTGGTGAGGATATCTATACTGGATTTGCTAGGAAGTTGGGTCTGATTAATCGTAAAGAGAATTGTTATGAACATCCTCAAGTTATAGATCTTAGTAGAACACATCATAAACTTCATGCTGCTTGTGCATTTTATCGTTCTGGATTTGAATCAGCAGTAGCAGTTGTAGTAGATGGTGCAGGTACTTTTGTTCCAATGAACATTGGTGGTCAAGAACCAGAGATGACATGGGAACTTGAGTCCTTGTTTACTTGTGATTACCCATCAGAATTTAAAACAATCTATAAGCACATGGCAGGTAGAGGACCTTGGGGTTCTGCACATATACCTGAGATGTCTAGTGAAGGTGAAGGTGAGGAAGGAACACATGAATTATTCTTAGATGAGAGTGCTGGTATTGTTAAAGCATACGAAGCAGTGACTCAGTATTGTGGTTGGGCTCCTATAGAAGCAGGTAAGACAATGGGATTGTTCCCATATGGCGAACCAACTGATAAGGTTCCAACGATTTATACTGATGGTGGCGGGGGAGCATGGAAGACAAGTGATCGTAATGTAATAGTTCCTACATATCCAAACGGTGCTGTAGTTAATGAAGGTAGGTTTGAATATCTTAGGACACCTCCAGATACTGAAGACTTAACTATGCTTCAGAACCGTAGAGATGTTGCCTATGCTATTCAAACAGAATCACAACAGATGGTTCTTGATTTGATAAGAAAGGCAGTTGATATGAGTGGTAATAAGAATGTAGTATTGTCTGGTGGGTATGGATTAAATTGTGTTGCAAACTATTGGTATCTTGAACAGTTAAAGGATGAAGGTATTAATTTGTTTGTTGAACCAGTAAGTAATGATGCTGGTACTGCTCTTGGAGCAGCATTATATGTTCATCACCAAGTAAATGAAGACAGTGTAGTTAAGGATAAGATCACAAATTTATATACTGGTCCTACATATAACTATACAACGGAAGATATCTCTGATGCTTGTCAGAGATGGGGTGCTACTAATGCAACTAGTGCATCTTATAGTGATGTAATTAAACTCATTACTAATAAGAATATAGTTGCAATGTTCCAAGGATCATCTGAAGCAGGTCCAAGAGCACTTGGCAATCGTTCTATCCTATATGATCCTCGTGATAAAGACGGTAAGGATTTTGTTAATAGTGTAAAGCATCGTGAATACTTCAGACCATTTGCAGGTTCTATTTTAAAAGAACATGTACATGAGTGGTTTGATCTTCGTGGTATGGAAGACACTCCATTTATGATGTATGCTGTGAAGTGTCAACCAGGAATTGAAGAGAAGATACCTTCTATTATTCATGTTGATGGTACTTGTCGTATACAAACTGTAACTGAGGATGTTAACGCACATTACTATGGACTCATCAAGGAATTCTTTGAACAGACTGGTTGCCCTATCATCTTTAATACTTCC